ATATCCCACCAACCACAGGGCTTGCTGATGCACTTGTTAATTTAATAGCTTTTAAAGCAGAAAATGTGCTACCTGTGTAAATTGAAGTCGTTCCGAAAGATGTTGGATTTTTAAGTAATGAAACTTGTGCAAATTCTGCATCAATTGGAAAATCTTTAGTAGAATCATCAAATCGTGCATAAACAAGAACACGATCTGCTCCTAATTCTTTATATAAATCAAATCCATGTCCTTTTGATGGGGGAATGATGGGAATAAGTTTAGCAGGTGTATCATTTTGAGTCGCTGAATTATTGATATCTGTCAAATCAACAATACCATAGGTGTATCCCTTACCACCGTTTGAAACCGTACATTTTGAAATTTTACCACCAGATACTTCGACAACAACTTTACCACCAGTTCCATCACCTAATATATTACATTCAGCACCAGAGGTATCATAATTATTTCCTTGATCAGCTATATAAACCGATTTAATTTGATTATTATTCAGATCAGAGTCACCATTTTCACGAACTGCTTGTATTTGAGCATCAGTGCTTGTATCCCAATTATTTGGTAGTGCTATAAAATCTGTTGAATCAAACTTAATAATATCACTAGGATTTACAGTAAAGAGATATTTCCAAACATATCCATCTTGACTTTCACCAGCCTTTGATGGTTCTAAATCAGTGAATGTTGGTTCATCCTCTGATGCGTTTCCAGAGGTATTAATTCCTGATGATCCGTTTTCAATACAGATGTAAACATTGAAATTACTATTCATTACATAATAGTTTGCAGCATACAAACGTGTTGCACCTGTATTTGGAGCAGTATTTGTACTGCTATAATCTTGACGATACATATCATACTTAACACCCTTAGTCCAATCAATTCGACGAACTAATCTTCTTACATTTGCTTCGGTGACTCTTTTACCGAATTGAGTTGTGTCACCAATATGTGCTATTTGAGAAAAACTATCAACCGGATTGGGTGTGGCAGTATCATAATTGTTAGATCTTCCAAAACCAACAGATGCTGGTTCAGGATTAGGTAAACCCACAGAAATATAATATGAATTAGTAGCAGAAGAAACACCTGCTACAAAATTGCTTGCATTTAATATTCTAAACTGGTCAGTAACAATTGCTGGCATTATTATACGTTTTTTTCTATATTTATACAGGAAATCGTCATGGTGTATGAGACCTCTTAATTGCACCGGTATTACGAATACCAAAACCTCTTCTTTGAATGACTGGGAAGGTTGAAATTCCTAGACCCTCACCCGCGATGACAGTGTTTCCGGTAACTCCGATTGCGATTGGATTGTTTCTCACAAAGGTTACTCCATTACTTGGAGTAAGAACACCAAATGAAAACTTACCTCTCTCAGAACTTTTAACAATAATTTGCCCATACATTGCATTTGGATGAGATGTGCATTGATAATAGAATATAGATCTATCTCCCACGACTGTGGATGTATTCCAAACAAGAGTCCCTGTACCTGATCCGGTAATTCCTGTAGTGTAATTTGACGCACCCAATTCAGTCCTTATGCCTATTGGATGTGCACCACTTCCGTTGACTATACTTAAAATATCACCTTTTTCAACATAAATTGTACCATTATTTGAATTTGATAAACTTGTTTGTGTGCCAAATTCACCTCTGTGAGTACCATTCAAAATGTAGTTTGCATTTGCATTCGCTGTAAATGTGACAGCAAATGATACATTTGCATTTGCTAAATCTATTCCATTGATATTTGTATTTGAATGAACATTAACTTCAATTTCAGCAGCATTTGAGTGTCTGTTAATATTTTTTATCATGTAAACATTATCAACAAATGTTCTACCAATCGCAACAACGTCTCCATCTGCACCACTTTCATTCAAACTTGTCACTCCATGACCAACAGATGTATCAGAGATATAAATTGGCATGGTTGGTTGTAGTTGGGTAAAATCTGCTATTTTTGATAATCCAAATTTTAATCCCATAGTTGATCCTATCATAACTGTTGATATACCAGTCACAATTCCTGAAAATCCTGCAAAATCTGAATTTGATGAATCGATTGATTCAATTAGTTCGGTGAAGGGTTTGTGAGCAAATGCTATAACTTTTGGTGTAATTGAAGTTGAATATCCAATACCACCACTGTTTATAGTTACTGCTGAAATTGACCCATTGGTAATCGTAGCAGTCGCTACTGCGGTTGATCCTATTCCAGTCGATATACCTGACACTTTCATAGCAACTGGTGGTTGTGAAATATGAAGTGAAGTTGAATTACCAACATAACCACTTCCACCATCTGCGATCGCTATCTCCGAAATAGTTCCGGCAGTTGATACAGTTGCTGTAAATGATGCAGACACTGGATTATTATTGTTGATAATTAAACCATCAAATTTAATATTATTGACTTGACTATCCTCATTTGCTTCATATTTAAAGAAATTAGCATCATCGATAAAAATTTTGTCAGTAGTTCCGGTTCCAACGTCACCAATGATTCTCGCAGTTGGGAATACTAAAGGTTCAATCGAATCTCTTGCTTTAGAAACAAAAATACCGTTGACAACTTTATCCTCTTTCTGTTTAATCCATGTAAGAGGTTTATTTGTTGCTGAGTCATTAATACCAACTCCAGCATAAATTTCGGTCTCAAGTGTATCTGTAGTTGTGATACCTGATACAGTTCTCTTTCTTTGTTGAAGGTCAATTAATAACCTTGTACCCCGACTTGTAAGTGTACTTGTATCATCATTCGCTTGCAATTGAACAACATCACCATCTTTAATAGTTTCAACAATATCAATTTCAGTAACATCTTCAGCAGCGGTGCCTTTGTAGAAAAATACAGATATTTCGTCATTTGCGTCAGGTGCTGTTGAAAATTCAAATGTAGTTCCACCTTCAAATGAATATGCTTCACCGGGATCTTGTAATACGTTATTGACGTAAATTACCAACAAAGCATTCATATCAATTAATTGAGAGTCAGTTCCAGTTCCAATATCAAAACTTAGTAATTCGCCATTAACTCTTAATGGGAATCTCTTCCTAACTCCATCCTGTAGATTAGCTATTGGATCAATAAAATCAAATTCACCAAAATCCCATGCAGCAAACTTATCATTATAGATTTCAGTTACCTCTAGAATATAATCCTCAAGATCAGCACCTCTCGCTGTAACTAAACCTACAGGTTTAAATTTATCACCACGTTTAAAGGAATATCCATTTCGTGCAATTTCAAATGATGATACTGTAAATAACGTTGAACCTATTCCAACTGTTGAACTTGCACCAACATTAAGGGTGACAAGAAGATTATTTCCAGTAACTGTTGATGCGACACCATTTCTTGATACACCAATAATTGACATATTTTCATAATTTGGTTCAGGGAATTGTAATCTTGGATTCACATAATTTGTTCCAGCAGCACCTATGTTAATATCAAGTGTTCCACCTATACCGATATTTCCTGTTGCAGAAGCACCTGTACCTGCTCCACCACCTACACCAACAAAGATAGTAATTATATTACCACTAACTGCTGTTATAGCTGTTTGTATTCCAGCGATTGGATCGGGTAATCCTGTAGTTTTAGAGAGTGCACGAGGATATGCATGATTTGATGCAAAATTATCTCTTGAACATGTAAATACGATACCCCCGGTATCAATACCAACTGTATCACTCGTAGTTAATCCATGTCCGTTTAAAAGTGTGATATCTAAGAGTCCTGTATGTGATGTATAAACTGCATCTTGGATTGTGTATGTGTTATTGGAATTAGTTGCAGAATTAAGTGATCCTATTCCAGCACTCACAAATCGATGTTCATACGCTAAATCAGTGATTCCAATGGCAACCGTGCCTCCAACTGGTCGATATCCAGATCCAAATGATAATGTTCCGGGTGGTCTTGATGGTGAAACTGATTCATTGTAAATCGTAGAACCTATACCTACAGCGGTGATTCCTCCAAACTGATTTAATACCGCAGTTACAGCAGCACCAACTAATGGAGCAACTCCTAATCCACCTGTAGATGCTAATGAAACTACTTTACCACCTCTTGGAAGTTGATTTTGATTTACATCTAACTCACTAATTATTTGATTATTTGTACCAAATGATGTGATACCAGTAAATTCAATATTTTGTGCGGTGGTGCCAACACCAACAAACTCATAATTATTACTTAAATTATTATCTGTTGTTGGTTTTTGGAATATACCATTGATCAAAACAAGAGAACTTCCAGTTGTAATACCTGTTGTGTTGGCACCACCAACTCTCATTCTAAATGTTTTACCAATCCCAGTAAACTCGGTTGATAAATCATCAAATATTCTATTATTAGTATATGTTTTTCTAAGATAAGTTCTACCTTGGAATACTGATCTTGCTGTATCAAGATTACCAAGAGTTTTATCAATATTATTAGTTCCTCTTGGAGCATTTGTGAAGAATATATCAGATCCAATAATATTAAATGAACCAGAAAATACTCTACCAGTTGTATTATTATTGTGAGCAGAGGAATTTGTTCCAAGTTTTGCTCTCTCAACACCAAGAATATCAAATGTTCCAATACCAGATACAGGCCCTGTAGAGGTAGTTGCGATACCTACAGCTGTTACAAGCATGAATTCATCTGCAAACTTGATGTGATCACCTAGATTAATATCAGCAGTTGTGTTCACACATAGATTAGTTGTTGTAGTTGATATACCACTTCCTGCATTATTCACTAATGTCGTTGTAACTGGTGAAAATGCCATTGGTGATTGAATAATACCATCAATAACAATTACGCTCTTCTCAGTTCGTTTAGCCATAGTTAAACGATGAGAATTACCAGCACCAACATTTGTAAATGTGACAGCAGATCCACCACTTGTTGTTGCGAGTTGGAATGTGCTATTCGATAATTTTTTAACAAATACTGTAGAGGGTAGATTTGAACCACCAGTCATTTGTAACGCAGTTGCACCAACACCAGCAAATGTTGATAATGGTGTGTAAATTAACTGCTCATTTTCAGAGAAGAAATGATTTGGTATTGTAAATACACCTGTTGATCTGTTTAGTTTTGAAGTATCTTCAGGATTGAATCCTTTTTCATAAATTGGAACTGTATTATGCCTTAAAGTGAACTGTTTCTTATTAGATCGTATACCATTGACTGCATTATACTGGAACGCTGATAGTGATTCATTTACACGACCATAACCTAGAGTAGGTGGATTGTTTAGTATATCAATATCCCTATAAACCTCTTCACTGAACACCTGAATAGTATGTGCACCTGTTCCTGAATCAGGGTGGAATTTAACAACAAAATTTGATGATGTAAGATTAGATGAGAACGTACCAATACCAGAAGTACTACCGATTGAAATGAATGGATAGTGTATGGTATGAGTATCTGTTCCATCATGAATTCCTAGAACCTGATGAACAGCACTCGCTGTTGCTGATTTAATTCTTACAATACTCTTTACTGCACTGAAATTATTTTTGTCGAGTGAAACAATATTTGAAGTTGAGGAATTTGCTATAGATGTAATTCCAGATCTTAAATTTATTGTTCTTTCTGCACCCGCAGGTTGTGCATCATCCTTAAATCTATAAACATCGTTTCCACCAGTTGTATTAAATCCAATGACTTTTGCGTTAATTCTAACAGTCGATGCGATTCCAACAGAGTTATCAAAATCAAGTGAAAATACATTATTATGAATTCTTGATCTAAAAGTTCCTATAAAATTAGATGATAAATTATTTAATGATGATGTGTCTGCATAATATTCACTAAAATAGGAGTCTGTTCCATCATGAGTAGCGTAAACATCTACATGGTTCTTCTCACCTGATAAAGTATTTACGACCTCTACAGTGGCATAGAAAGCATCAACAGATGTAGTTGATCCTGCTGCTATGGGTTCTGCTGTTGTTCCTACGCTTACAATCGTGGATACACCTACCAAATTAACTAATCCAATTGATTGAGTACCGCTTCTTAAGTTTTGTTCGTTAAAATTATTCTTATAAACTTTAATGTCAATATCATCATTATTTGGATCAGTTGGTGAAATGACTAAATTTCTACTACCATTTACATTTTTACCTTGAACCTCTACAATATTATTTGTTGTTGAGACAATACTATTTTTTTCAAATGTAAATGTGTCTGTGTTATCATTAAATATGACAACATCATCGACTTGAATTTCACCATTTGCTATATTTCTAGACTGTATTAAAAATCTTGCAAATGTTTCTTGTATAGGTATAGAAATATTACCTGTTAAATTCGCTTCACTATCAGAAAATTCTTTACTGATATCATCTATTTTAAGAACTCTATTAGTGTCACATTGTACAAAGTTTGCTAATTTTGTGTTGACAAGTTGAATAAATTTAGATTTTGATCCATTGTCAATAGTATCAATATCTCTTCCTAAATCGAAGTTATTAATCGCATCAACTCTTTGTTCTGTCACCACATCGGCTGACACGGTAGTTACGTTTGAAGAATCAATTCCAACTGATGCTCTTGATGAAATACCAGTATCAGCAAAGTTCTTTAATCCACTTGTATGAATTAATCTGTTAACAGGATCAATAATTTCATCAAATGTTTTTGTGCTTTGAACAGTATATGATAAGTTTTGGTGATAATTATTATCCGATAACACCATATAATCTTCGCTGAGTCTTCCAATTTCATCATTCCAACCCTTCTTTTGAGTTAATGAATAATCAATAACGAATCTACCCTTATTATTAACAATTGAGTTTATCGTGGCAATTGTACCTGAATTTTCACCACGAATCACATCACCAATTGAAATTTCATATTTTCCTTCTATTTTTATAAACTCATCTGGTCGATTATCAATAACAATCAAACCTGTGCTTATAAACGCATTATTTACTTTTACTGCTAATTTTTCTCCAGTTCTAAACTCAGAGGTTCTTTGTGTAATTTTAAATTGAGGATAGTCTGCAGACTTAATAATAGTTGCAAAATTTTGAGTAGACGCTGCTATTCCCGGATTTGTTGCAGTGCTAGGTAATTTAAATTTAACAATTGCTGGATCAGTATTATTATATTCAATTACATCAAAAAATACAAATCCATTATCAGAAGAGTTAAAACCATTACCTGTTGTTCCAATACCAATGTTTTCAACAAAAACTTGCTCTCCTGCAGAAAATTGAGGGGACGCAAATCCATTTATTGGTGTTTTAAGTGTACAAGTAACAACACCGCTGTTACTACTTTCTACTTCAGTTACTTTATATCCATTGGTATTGTTTATTGTCCTTAAAATTTGAGGTTTTGATGTTAGTCCTCTTGGTGATTCTAAAATTTCAACACTTCCAAGTGAACTTGCTGCTAAATCTAAATTGATAACTCCTTGATCCTCTGTCAATTTACCAGTATCTGGGTCAACAATAACAAGATTAGGTGCATCGGAATAATTTTTACCACCATTTAATATCTCAATATTTGTAATTGAATCTGAATTGATTAATGTAACAGTTGGAGATAGTCTTGCTTCAGGTGATAATGTTTTATCAGAGTGATAGTCAAAACCGGGATCAGTGATTCTAACTTCATTTATTTTGTTAATATTTTGAGACAAACATAATATATTTTCACCAGTTCCATTCGTACTTGTTACACTTGAAACTCCGGGAACATTCTTATATCCAAATCCACCAGAAATAAGATCAATTCTACTAATACCACCTGTGGCTGATAATGAAGTTGTGTCATATGTGATTGTTGATGAAGCACCAACTGAATATGATCCTTGTTCAGGAACTTGATTTAGTGATATATTAAATCCACCAGTAGTCACACCAAACGCAACATATGTACCGTTATATTCACTATCAACGTATGATATTTGTGATGCATCTTTTACATCAGGATCAGATGTGCTTATAAACCCTGATTTTTCAAGTGTGTAGAATATTTTTTCTGGGTTTGATTTATCAAATGATAATGTAACTGTTGAAGTTGTTCCAACTCCCACAGTGCCTACCCCACTTACACTAAAACTAGTCGTTGAACCAGAAGATACGAATCTATTTTTAAAATTATTATCGAAGAAGAAATTTAAATCATATCCATTTAATGATGGATCAGAAACATAAAATACTAAATTATCATTTCTTACAATTTCAAGAGGAGGATTGACCAAAGATAGTTCTTGTGTTCCACCACTATTCGATGTGATATTCACCGTATTTGGTGGTTCAATCATCACATCATATCTTGTTTCACCAAGTTTAAAATTACTATCATCGGATCTGTATACAAAATATGATCTCTGTGATGTTAAACCTGTTGCTGGACTACCATCATAGAATAATTTTTGACCAGTTTTAAATCCATGATTTGCAATATTAATAGAATTTGTGTTGACTGATGAATTTGTAAATGATATTGGATTTATAAGAAGTTTATCATTCTTCGCACTGTATTTCACTACTACTGAAGTAGAACCTGATCCTACACCTTTTGATTGAGTTGATTGTAAATTAACTGAAACCGTATCATTATTTTGCAATCCATGTAAGGTTGATCCAGTTGATACTGTAGAAATACCAACGTTAGCAGTAATTCTTTCTACTTTTCCTTTGACTTGAGAGAAATTTGATTCAATAGAATATTCAAAATTGTCAAAATTTCCTATTACGTTTCCATTTTTAAAGAAAACAGCAGGTGTGTTCGCTGTCAAAGCAAGTCCTACAAGATCATTTGAAAATTTGCGTATATAAACAACTGTGCTATTACCTGATAACAAATTAAAATCAGTGCCAACTTGGAAACTATCACCAAGACCGATTGTAAATGCGTTGGTGGGTGATGTTGTTGGTCTTCTTAAGATGACTTGCTGATTATCTTCAAACGGATGATTTGGTAAAAATATACATTTTGCTGGTATTGAAATTACTTCTGATCTCTCACCAGTTGTATAAGACTTACCTATAGAAACAGTCCTACCAACTGTGTTTGCTACACCAATTGCCTCACATGGGTTGAAATAAACAATATCATTTTTTCTAGATACAAAATCTCCAATATTTTGTGTTTGAATGTCAAATGTTTGAGGAATCGTTTCTACTAAACTACCTATGGTGTGAGATGCAGTATTTGCAGATCCTACAATGCCTCTCTTGACTCTCAAGATATTTCTTTCATCAAATTTATTCAATACTAATAATTTTTCTGTTCCGATTCCAATACTACTTCCAACTGATACTGAATTAGGAATTCTTGCCAAGTAAATATCAGTTATGATACCTGCAGTATTACTTGCTGGTAAATCTTTGTATAATACTGTTCTTTCAGATGAAACTCCAATCTTATGTGATCCTGATAATTTAGAAATATCAGTTGTAACGCCTGAAATTACTACAACATCATTCGTATTCAAATTATGAGTTGTCGATATAAAACCTGATACTGTTCCATTTCCACCTTTAACAAATACAACATCATTATATGTTGTCACACCCACGGTGATATTATCAACTTCTTTACCTTGAACATGAGATACCCTTGCAGCAGCACCACCACCATCTGTATTAGAGTTATCAAAATTTAAACTATCGTTTACCTTAAAATCACTTCCTGCAGAAACAATTTGAAAACCATTTATATTACCACTCGTTACAGATTCAATTATAGATGTTTGCTGATTTATTTCATAAGATTCAATAACAAAATTGTAATCTGCATTTTCATCATCTAATTTGTAAGGAAGTGAGTTACGAGTTAAATTTGAATTATTAAAATCAAAGTTTGATTGTGATAATGTGAAATTTTCTATTACTGGATTTGATCTATAAGTATCTCCTATGAAATATGGGAAAACTGGGGATGAAGATACAGAAGAGATACCGGCAAAATATGCATAGGTTCCATTTGGAAAATCAGGTGTTTTACAAAAACGACCATTATTTTTATCCAAATCACCACTATCATTAAATTTATAATCTTCTATAAAAAATCCTGCAGAAAAAACATTAGTGCTAGGTCGATTATCTACTTCAGAAGAATCTAATTCATATCCAGATTCCATAACTCTAGATAATGAGTTTTTATTATTTGCTTCTGAGAATCCGAATGGCCCATAAATGGGGTTTCCATCATATGCCCATCCAATTATAGGTGAATGAAGTTGAGGTGAAGTTGTAGTGTCTCCAAACGATGCCTGAATTTTGCCAGAGTATCCAACAACAGAATATTGTAAATTCGTTTCTGCTTCTCTTAAAAGTATTTCATCACCAAATCTTTCTAAATTATTGACTGTTAAATCTCGAATCGCACTATCAACAATAAACCCAGATCCATTTGGAGTAATCTTTACATCTGGAGCGACTGTATATCCAATTCCGGGATTTATTACCTTTACATCAGTTATCTTACCATCAGAAACAATTGCTCTTAATTTAGCTCCTATTCCAGTGCCTATTCCAACTAAATCCAAGTCTGGTGCAGACGTATACTCTTTTCCACCAAACATAACATCACATCCAATAATTTTTCCATCAAAAACTATCGCTCTTAATTCAGCATTTTTACCATTAAGAATTTTGATATTTGGTTTTTTCTCAAAATTTAATATATTAGAACCATAATTTGTGCCCGGTTCATGTAGGTATCCATCCACTAATTGTCCACGGATTTTTGGTGTGACAACTAATGATTCAGTACGACCTGCAGATACTGGAGAGTAAATTGCATTGACATTAACCACTATTGGTTCAAAGAAAAATTCGTGATTACTTGATGATGATACTTCTGATATTCTTGTGAAATTTTTTCTTAAAAAATTAGAATTAGGATCTGTTGCACCAATACCTACATCAATAAGTCTAAATTTATCATTATCAAGTTTATGAATACGATATCTTGTTGTAACTCCGAGACCTATTGGGGCATGACTAGCATTTCCACTTGATGGTGCATATTGAATTAAATCACCTGTAACAAAACCGTGATCTTTAAAATTAATTGAGTTATCAACAGTTTGAATACCGACTGGTTTGACAATTAATTTTCTATTAGTATAATTTGTTCCCTGATCAAGAACTTTAATTGTTTTTAAGTGATTTTTAAGATTTAAAAATGTAAATTTATGCTCACCACTTGTATTTTGAACGGTTAATCCAACAGTATTAATACCGGCAACATAATCAGAAAATTTTTCGTACAAATAAACAGAACTTACACCGACAACTTGTGGATAGTAAGTCGCTCCATTTACTAAAGTTTTATTTTGATTAGTATTTGAACCTCTAAAAACTCCAACTCCTATGGAGGGATTTCCTCGATTACTATAAACAAGTGGTTCTCCACTTTGTAAGTTATGTGGTTTTTTAAATTCAATTACATCATTTATTTGATCTACACCTCCCTGAAAACTTTTTAATCTTCCATCAAAGAAAATTTCTCTTTGTCTTTTTACAACTACAGGTTTTAAGACAGCACCAGATCCATTACCACCTGACACTGTTATTGACATCACTCTTTCAATATCAAAGTCTTGTTGATCTACCAACATTTCTTCAATTTTACCACTTACCACCGGTTGTACAAGAGCAGTAGTTCCAGTTCCGGGTGATGGAATACTAATTGTTGGAGGATTTACTACATCAAAATTCTTACCTTGATTTAAGATTTTAAAGTCAGATAAGGGGCCAAAATAAATCTTATCTAACGATTTATAGTTAGCGATTTCAACACCATTTTTTAATATGCCAGTAGTTCCGGGTTCAGTTTTTATTGACGTACCAGACTTGATATTTACCTCTGCAGGAAATTTTTTCAATACCTTCTGCACACCAATCTGTTCATTTCGATGTCTGAGAAGTATAAATTTATGCTCTGCTGTCGATGATACTTGATTTGAGTTATCAAATTCAATGTATGGTGGATTTGACGAATCAACATTAGTAACTGTTATAAAAGATCTTGATGGGTATAATCTTAAAACATTATTGTTTAATGTATTTGAATTCAATCTTTCAACATAATATATGGTGTTTGTGGATAATCCAACTAAAGGTTCTTCATTTGCTTGATAAATGACAGCATCACCCGTTATGAAATCAACAGGAGTATTAAATTGTAATTTTGAGTATAGTCCGGTTGTTATGTTTCTTTCAAGTAATTGAAAAGTAGAATCACCAGTTCCAAAGAAATCTGCTGTGGGAATTCCTACATCTGAGTGTATAGTTCCTATACCCGCACCTAGAGTTTCCTTAATTACTTTCTTTTCAATCGTATATGAAGGCATTGATGAAGATGCTACATAATAATTTTCATCCTGATCATTGTAAGTATTCTGTACATCAGTTGTTATGACATTATTACCAAATTCTAAATCGATATCGGAGGCAGCATTTGCTTTTTTTAGTATTCTCTGAATATCATACTTAGTAATCCCATCATTAAGAAGACTATCAGATAATTCAATTGAATTATCTGCGTTTATTGCTGCTATAGTAAGGATTCTAAGTGGTGTTAAATTACCTCTTGTAAATACAAAAACTTTATCACCTTTTACTAACTGTGATTTATCAATGTCAGTTTTGTGATCAAATGTTGAAGATGAAGCGTTTACTGCCACGTTTGAAGGCATATCTAACTTAATACGACTCGCTGTATTATAAATCCAAGAGTTAAAAAATACTGTTTTTCTAGTTCTATCACTTGGTAGAACTGGATTTGGAATTTCTTCACCTAAATTTTTAACAGTTATTTTTTCACCCTCAAGAGTTACACTTGAACCCTCACTTGGAAGAAGTTTAAATTCAGATAAAACTCCAGTAATTCTTAATTCAACCCTTTTTGTTAAATCTCCCTCTTCATATCCAAATATAAATTCATCACTTCTTATATCATCAGTTGATCTTATAGAATTACCTACACCAGTGCAATGTAAAAATTGATTTACAGTCTTATCACTATAACTAATTGTATTAATACCATTGACTCCATTTGTAATTACTGTACCTGTAGTTCCAAATCCAACTGTAGAATCAACAGTCAAAGTGGTCGTATTAACAGGGGCATCCTCTATAACTCTTGTTTTACCGGGAATCGTAAATGTTCCTTGTATTGCTGATCTTTCATCATAACCTACAAATAAATTAAGTTTGTAATATGTTGTAATTCCTAAATTTCCTGACCTACTAAAAATTTCAACTTCTGAAACTGAACCTGATGTGGATAAATCGGTTGACTTTGTAATTGTTTGACCTACTAATTTATTTGGATCACCTGAAATTTGCTCTGCAACTACAACTTCTCTACGAATATATTCAGCAGAGGATGGTTTGATAAGAAAATTTTCTAAATCTATTATCTTTGGAGTAATCCCGTATAAAACATTAAATAAAATACGGAATGATTCTTCAGTTCCTTTAGATTTGTATAATGATTTAGATTCTTTAATAAAATTACTTAAGTCTACATTCGTGTTTAACTTGGTGTCTTCTAGACCGGGTGTGAGATATGACTTAACTTTTTGATAAAATTCCTTTAAAAATAATACACTTAAATTCTCAACAGTAGACGAAGAGGTATGAATATTAGCGACACTTGTTGAAAATATAAGTTCACCTTTATTAACTGGATCAGTATAAGAAGTAATTCCACTAAAACCTCTAACACAACCAGTAAATGAATTAGTTGTGATACCAGTGTATGTAATTATCTCATCATCAATCTTAAATAATCCGTATTCATTTGGAAAACCTTTTGTAGATGTAACATTAATTGTAGTATTTGCTGTTGTAATACCAGATGTGAGTGTAGTGACTCCAACAATGACTTCAGGAGTAAGGTTATCAAGTTTAAGATATTGATCTAAATTATCACTAATGTCCAAAACACCACCACGGTGTTCTTGAGAAATATAATATTGCTTAAGAAAATCGACAGTTAATGGACTCTCTGCAGTGAT